ATTCGAGCTTCTAACTCTTCAGTGACCTTTTCAGCCTGAGTCTTGCCCATTTCTAATTCCGCCACCTTCTTTTCAGCTGCAACTTCAGCATCCTTCTCAGCGACTTCAGTCTTATATGCTTCAACAGCACCCTGTGCAGTCTTAGCCATCATTTCCTGTAGTTCTTTTTGATCCATTTTTAATTCCTTAAGAATATTATCCTGAGAAGGTGTCTTCTCAACTTCTGTTATTTCTTCTTTTTCTTCAATTACTTCTTCTTGAGAGGCAAAACTCTTTTTAAAGTCGTTATATTCGCCTATGTCAGTAAAAGACTTAGCTAAAGAGAAAGTCGAATCTTGGTTAGCGGGGATAGAAACTACCGATACTTCGAATAGTTCTAAATCTTTAATAAAGAAGGTATCTACTGATTTATCATAGTCAGCATCCTTAATACTAAAGCCCACACTAAATGTTTTTAAAATTCCTTCTTTAATAAGGTTATATACTTCGCCAGCAGACTTACTAATTTCTGCTACTATTTCTAGTCCTTTGTCTGTGATATTATAATCAACAGCAGAACCTATAGGACGACTATGGTCATGGAAGGCCAGGATTACAGGGTTCTTAAGATAATTGTCTAATCCACCCTTTTGCCAAGCTTCCTTAACGATTACGTCGCCCGAACGGTCTTTAGAAACAGTATTGGCATAACCCTTAATTGTTACTGAGTCAGATGATTCACCAGACTTTTCAACAATATTAAAAGGAGAATTAATTTCAAATTGCTTATTCATTATTTTCCTCATTTCCTTGGGAAGAACCATTAGGTCTTCCTCCTTCAGATGGGTTGCCCGCGCTTCCTGCTATATTAGCCGGTATACGCACATCATCATGACCCTCTATTGGTTCTAGTCTTAATGCCTCTCTAGCTTCATTTGGAGTAAGTACTCCGCCATTAACTAAAGTGGAATAGTATTTTGCTTTTTCATCTAACTCTGGTTGGAGTGGTGATAGTTCTTCGAGTGCTGCTGCGAGGTCATAACCAAAATAACGTTCAAATCCACTAATAAGTTTGCGTACTAGTGGTAGAACGGTTTCTTGATACATTAATCGGTGATTAGGTCTTATATTAGCATTATTTCCGCCATCCATCAGGATTGGTGGTACTCCTATAACCTTTAGAACCGTTTGTTCTAGGTTCTTTACCGAATCTTCAAAGTCTAATTGTCTAAAATCAACATTAGATACACTGTCAATCTCTAATCCACCATCTAAAATAAGGGGTCTGCGACCACCTGATTTAGGACTGTATTTTTGAGACCAAGAGCTAATTAATCTTTCTTTAACTTTAGCACTAAGAGTATTAGGGCTTTTTAGGACAAGTCCAGGAACTGCTCCGTTCTTGAAGAAGTTACCTTGGAAATCTCTCATACTATAGAGAAGATTAATTGAGTCTTTTGCTGAATGTAATCGAGACATTCCTCGATAAATAGACCTTGTAGAGTTGTCAGAGATATGAATAATCTCCTCAGGTTTATATTTTACCTGATTATATTCATAACCCTTAACAAATGTTTTCTTATCTGGGAGAATCTTAACATTCTCTGCAGGTAAGTGATATAAATAGGCCCCATCAAAATAAATAAAGCAGTTACCATCCATAAACATATCTAAATATAAGTTACGTCTAAACGTATCTGCATTTTGGTAAGGGTTTGGATGCCTATTTAGTAAATTAACTAGTTTCTTTTGCCTAATAGTAGCTATTCCGGGGAAGGCTTCTTTATTTCCAACATCAATTCCGATTTGGGAAGCCGCATCAACTACCATGTTGATTCCGCGATTAACTACTTCAAGCTTTTCGTAAGCTTTCTCAAATGGAATTGAAGGAACTAAAGAACTTTGCTCACCTTCCGATAAAGCTATTTGAGGCTGTGCCGGATTAAACTTCCGGAATAAGTTCTCAAACATATTCTTTTTCTCTTCGTTTATTAACCCACCGCACTTGCTTAGGGCTTGTGGTCAAAGATGGACGCTTTCCATACAGACTGTGTAATTTCAAATGGTGTTTATGGCATAGAGTTATTGTGTCATCATAAATAAACTTATGGTGTTCTTCAATAAATCTATCCCGAACTGCCATTATATCTTCCGCAGTATTTATAGTAATGTCGTTTTCTTTAAGCCATCTTTCAAGAAGCTCTGTGACACTATAAAAATGATGAAAGTCGAGTTCATCTATAGCACCACAGATATAACATTCTGTGTCTTTTGCGTAGGCACTCTTTGCTCGGTCACGTATATATTTTACTAAATGTCTCTTTAATTCCGCCATATGAGTTTTTATACCTACTTTTTCAAATCTATATTTATAACGCCATTATATCAAAAACACCCCTAAATGTCAAGAGGTATTTTTCATCTGGTGATACCTAAAACGTAATCTCTGAGGCTACGAATGTGTACAAAGCATATCTAAGAGCATCTGCCATATGAGATGCCATGTTATGAACAGGCTTTTCTACTAATAAGTTTTGATTAGGATTCCATTGATATTGGTCTAAGGCAGAAAGCGTCTCTTTACAACGTTGGTCTACGATGAGTCTGTCATTGTCTACAATAGTACCTACTGCCGCAATCCCATCCAGTACACTCTTAGTTGCATTAATAGTTGAAATATCGTAATTCTGAGCTAAATCGAATCTCGTTTGTTGAGCTGCGGAATCAATATAGATTGCGTCTATATCCCATCTATCAATAAGTTTTTGAATCTCTACAGCGTGTTGCTCTGTAGTCCGTTCAGCTTCCATGTACTCATCTAATACAAAGTACTTCTCTTCTTCCCAATCATACCCAATTACACAAAATGCTGTTGGGTCTTTATAACCAACGTCCATACCTGCAAATATATCCATCTTAGAAACATCTAATTCTTCTAAGTTTGCTGTACATTCAGCGTAATTGAAGTTCCATACCTGGCCTTCAAAAGTATTAAAGTCTGCTAAATACTCTTGATTAAATTCTGCTTTGGACATACCTTTCTTAGCTTCATCAATATCCGCCTGACTAATTCTAGGATTTTCATGATAAGTAGCTCTAATAGATGCCCAATTATTATACTCATCATTATACCCACGTTGGTAAAATTCAGAGAACCAGTTATTGCGCCCACGAGGAGTACTAATAAATATACATTTACTATTAGGTTTGTCAAGAGTTGGACGCAGGGCTACATTGAAAGCATCCATACCTCCGTCCCCTAACGCGGCCTCATCAAATATGATAAGATCATAACTGCGACCAACAGTAGAGTCAACTTGATTAACTGAACCCATTCTAATTGTGCTTCCATTTGTTAACTCGATTATTTTATCTTTAGCGTTATCTCTTGCTACTTCTAAATCAAAATGTTTAATTAAATTACGTTGTAAATCAAAAGAAATCTGAGATAGAGAATAGTTTGGACTCATAATAAGTACATTTGTATTTGGTACAAGTGCAGTTAGTTGTCCAATGATATTAGATATATAAGTTTTACCCTGTCGACGCGAAAGTGCAGCGACTATAAAACGATACTTAGGATTATTAACTGCATTAATAAGTGCTACTTGAGAACGTATAGCTGTTATATTTAATAATTCTAAATATGAAGCAATAGGTAATTTAATAAATCTTTGATCCTTGGGATAGTCGATAAACTCATCCGCACTAATATCATCTCTACTGATTTCTAACATTTAAACTTCTCTGTGTTTTGTTGAAATTACTTTTCCTAGTGATAACATTCCTATACGGTCATTGGGAACATATCGCCAGATATACCCTTTCTCATCGTCATCACATCCAAATACACTTATAGTTAATCCTATTTTAACTATAACTGCTTTATGTCCATCTAATATTACTTTGTCACCTTCTTTAAATGGTCCAAAGTACTTAAATGAAATACCTTTAGCTATATCTGAAGCTAAGTCTTTAATCCATAATGCGATAGTAATACCAATCATCATAGTTAAGAAAGGTGTTACTAAATCTGTAAGTTGTAAACTAAGATTTTCTATGTCCATTCCAAGCTACCCATCCAAATGCTCTAAGAGCGTAGTAAGCAATCCAATTAATAAAGAAGAAACCATTTACGCTAATTGCAGCATCTCGGAAAACTTCATCACAGTATTTCTGTGTTTTCTTTTCTCCGAGAGTCCTATCTTTTTGAAGGAAGGCTTCATTAGCATATAACCAATCATGTACTAGTCCAGGCATTAGTAGTACACCGATAGGACTTAACCAATTCCAAAAGTATTTAGGAATCGAAGCTCCATCAAATACAAAACCTTCTGGAATTATATATTCTTCGCCATCTATAGAGAATACCCAATCTTTAGAAATTTCCCACTTTCTACTAGACCACAGCCACATCCAAATAGCTCCAAAAAATCCTTTACTTTTAGTAGGGATAGGAACTGGTTGCATCGTAGGCATTTTATCATATTTAAAATCCATTATTTCTCCT